GACTCCAACAGAGTTTTCGCTTCAGGCTATGAAGTGGAACGATGTGAGTGGCTCCGAAACTTGGAATTCCATATCAAATACACTTATCTGGGATGACGCTTTTGTCGTCGCATAAAGGAGAATAAATGGCAACCACAACACCATCGTTTGGCTGGCCTGTGCCGACTTCGACCGACTTGGTCAAAGATGGTGCAACAGCTATCGAATCACTTGGCGATGCAATTGACTCGTCACTTACCGACCTAAAGGGCGGCACTACTGGACAAGTGCTGTCAAAAGCATCGGGTACAGATATGGATTTCACTTGGGTAGCACAAGATGACTCAAATGCAATCCAAAATGCAATCGTCGATGCGAAAGGTGATCTCATTGGTGCAAGTGCAGCAGACACACCGGCTCGACTAGCGGTAGGCACAAACGGCCAAGTTTTAACCGCAGATTCGACGACAGCGACAGGCTTGAAATGGGCTTCAGCATCGTCAGGTTTTAATCTTATTTCAACCACATCTTTCAGCGGAGTAGCTTCACAATCCATTTCTTCTGTGTTCTCGGCGAGCTACACAAATTACAGAATTTTAATCAACATTTCAGCTTGCACGGGTACGAATACTCTAAACATCCGCTTACGCTCAGGTTCTACGGATAACTCAACCGCTGGCAATTATCTATTTCAGAATTTTCAATTTGGTGGAATTACAGTAGGCGATCCCTATGCTCAAGGCTGGTCAGGTTCTTCAGCTACATCATTTATTGCTGGTTCAGTCGTCGCAAACTCTGGTTATCAAAACCGATGGGTTGTCGCAGACATTCTCAGCCCATTTGAAACATTCAAAACAGGTTACACCGCAGATGCCATGTCTGGTAATGCTGGCCCTTATGACTATGCAAACAAAATTATGGGTCGCATGGATGTAACCACAGCTTATGACGGTTTCACAATTATCTCTGGTTCAGGAAATATCACAGGAAAGGTTTCAGTCTATGGCTACAACATCTAATGAAATAAAAATCGGAATCGGCGAGGAAGTCATTGTTTTGTCTGGTTCTGAATTAGAAGCTTTTGAAGCCGATCGTGCTCAGATAGTTGCTTATGAAGAGTCATTGAAAGCTGACGCAATTGCAAAACAAAATGCCAAAGAAGCTGCACTTGCAAAGCTGGGCTTGACCGCTGAGGAAATCAAGGCAATTTTGTCATGACTTATCCAACAGGCACATCAGCGCTTGCAATCGACAAGGCTTTGGCTGAAGTCGGCACAATTGAACAGCCGGAGAATTTGACCAAATACGGCAAGTTTATGAAAGCCGATGGCTTGCCGTGGTGCGGTTCATTCTGCAATTGGGTACTTGCTGAGGCAGGAGTCAAGGTGCATTCAGTCGTATCGACAGCTCTTGGCGCACATAAGTTCAAGGAAACATCTCGCTGGTCGGACAAAGAGCCGGCGTTGGGCGACTTGGCATTCATGGACTTTCCTCATGACGGAGTAGATCGCATTTCCCATGTTGGAATCGTTGTAGGCATCAAGGGAAATATCGTGACAACCATCGAGGGCAACACATCCGGTAGCGGCTCTCAACGCAATGGTGGGATGGTCATGATCAAGGAGCGGACAATAGGCAAGGAAATTGTCGGCTTTGGTCGTCCGAAGTATGTGCCGTACAAGGGCGAATTTCCTATCATCAAAACAGAAACACCAAAACTCTCAATTCTGAAGAAGGAGAAAAAGAAATGAAAGACATTAAAGCACTTGGAGCTTCATGGGCTCGCTCATTCTTAGCAGCTGCAATCGCTGTGTATATGGCTGGCATTACAGATCCAAAGGCAATTGCCGGCGCTGGTCTTGCTGCCGTTTTACCTGTCATTTTGCGATACCTAAATCCAAATGACAAAGCTTTCGGGTTATCGGGGAAGTGACTCGGAAACTACTTCGGGCAGCTCTGGCGACGGGTCTTTTGCTGGGGCTGTCCGGATGTGGTCAATATCAGGGATGGACAAGATATGAATGCCAGCTCTATGAAAATTGGGAAAAGCCTGAGTGTAATCCGCCGCAATGTAAGGCGCAGGGCGTATGCACAGAGGACATCTACGGAAAGAATCCGAATGAGCTCGAATAGAAGATTTACAAATGAGCAGCTTAAAGCTCGCCTGATTGTGTTCATTGGCGTATGTCTAAGCCTCACCTTTATCTTCAGCGTTGCAGGGATGTTGTACGCATTGATATTCGTGACTCAGCCGCTAGGCGATCAAGCTCCAAACGACAGAGCATTTATCGAGCTACTCTCAACCTTAACAATCTTTCTGACCGGAGCTCTTGGATCTGTGCTGGCATCAAATGGACTTAAAGACAAGCCTAAAACTGGGGATGACACGCCGAATTCCACGCGGGAATCTTGACCTTGTCGGACTCTTGCTTCACTCTATACGCAGGGAGCGAAGTTCAGTAGCTCTCTGGATCGGGAGCAATCATGACAACAGCACTATCAATCCAAATCGTCGTGTATATGGTGATTTTGGCTTTTATCGCATTCGCTTGGGGCTATTCAAAAGGCCACAAAGACGGAATGCTTATGGGGCGCATTCAAGCCCGAAAGCTTGAGCGTCTAGCAAAGGCGGCAGAGTAATGGCCGGATTTTTGGACGGATACGAAGATGTAGCAGCTCGCATTCAGCGGCTTCACGCCACTCACCCATCAAACCGAGTCGAAACAAGAATTGTCGAATTTTCGGCACAGCATGGATACATCTTGGTTGAGTGCAGAATCTTCAAAGAATATGAAGATGAGAAGCCATCGGCCATTGACTTTGCATTTGGCAAGGTTGAGTCTTACAGCCCGCAAATGAAAAAATGGTTTGTAGAAGATACGATCACAAGCAGCATTGGAAGGTGCGCTGGACTTCTACTCGGTAGCGACAAGCGCCCAACTTTGCAAAATATGGAGCAGGTGGAAACCATGCCAGCGGCCTTTGTCAATAAGATTGAAGAGGATCCGTGGAGTAAGCCAATCTATGAAGAAGGATTTTCGAACACTTCTCAAGCAATTGAAGAGCTTCAATCAAAGCTCGGTGCTGAAGTATTGGGCGAATCTCCTATTTGCGCACATGGCCACATGATCCTCAAAGAAGGCGTATCGCCTAAGACTGGCAAAGACTACAAAGGCTATGTCTGCACGGAGCGCGTCAAAGCGAAGCAATGCTCTCCGCTGTGGCTGACGCTGCAATCTGACGGAAAGTGGGCTTAACATGGGTGAGCTATTCATTCGTAAAGCGTCCGGTGAAGAAATCACATTTCATCGCGACGGCTCAAAAACCATATATCTAAATTCTGAGCAATGCGACAAATGCAATGTGCGCAAGCCGTTGGATCTAGGCAAATACATTGAGTCGGATGGCGAAAAGCTCATGTGGCTCTGTGGAGAGTGCAAATGAAACACATTTACAGCTTCCAATCGTCATTTTCATATACAAATTGCGATATATGCGATGACGATGTTATGTGCAATGAATACAAGCGCGACGATGGCTTGACCCAATGGCTATGCAAGAAGTGTGAAGATAGGCTTCATTTATGAGAATGGTCATCACGCAAGAGCAAGAATGGGATGCGGCGCGAGTCGCCCTAGATCGTGTGGCAGAGATTCACGGTCGCCCCGATCATGTGAGTCGATACAACAAGAATTTGAACTTTCATGACTACATCATGGAAACAGCTGAATCAATTGGAGCTGAATACGCCGTGGCCAAATACTTCGGCATAGCTGACTTCAGCGCGGCAGATTCACGATTCAAACGCACAGCCGATGTCGGCTCAATCATCGAGGTCAAATGGACAAAGTACGACTCGGGCTCGCTTATCATCTATGACACAGACCGGAGCACAGACATCGCAATTCTGGTGACAGGCAAAAGCCCAAATTACTATCTAAAGGGCTGGATTCCCATTGCCGTCGCCAAGAATCAAAAATGGCGCAGACGCGACCAACCGACTTACTGGGTCGAGCAATATCACTTGCATCCAATCGAGAATCTAAGAAGGAGCTCACATGGAGAAGCTACGCTTCCAATGCAGGGTTGAAAAGCGCATCAAGGATCACATCGTCTTTGAGGATGAGCTACCACTAGGAGATGACGCAGCCTTTGTGCAATGTATGTCATGCGGAGTCATGGGCGTAATGCAGAAAAGCGACGCTAAGTAATGGCTACATATGAGTATCGATGCGAGATGTGTCAAAAGCTAGAAACTGTAACGAGAGCGATGACCGATGTGCTTCCACGCGATCCATATTGCGTCAATTGCATGATTCCAATGAAGCGGGTCTATACGGCCGCACCAATCCATTTCAAGGGCAAAGACTGGGGCTTTCAATGAGAAATTACCAACAAGAGATTCGAGATGTCATTTATCAGGCCGTAGAAGGCGAATTGGCTATCTTCGAAGCTGCAACCATAATTGAGCGAATTATCCGAATGGAGATTGACGGTGAGTGAGATGGTCGAATGCTGTGCTTGTGGATCAGGTACATATGAGCCAATTGTGGAGCACTCACCCATTGGCAAATGCGACACTTATTGCTTACGCTGTCATAAAGTCTTTGTAAAGGTAAAAGGTGAAGCCTGTGGATAACCTGTGGATGACACGCCAAAGCCCCGCTCAACTTATCCACAATCTTGCAATTCGCTTGACTAGGTCGGTACGCTTCATGCTCTCGCTTGAGCCGGTGTGCCGGTGTAGCTCGAGCGAAGTATTGAAGCTAATGGGTGCTCTATGCCTATTGCTAGGCTCATCAGCAATATGGGTGCAACCCGCACAGGCAGCAACAAAAGCCGATCACTACAAACTCTATGCACATTCAAGAATCATCAATTTCAATGAGTTTCATTGCTTTGTGAAGATAATCCATAAAGAGTCACGATGGAATCCAAATGCCAAGAATGGTAGTCATTACGGTTTAGGGCAGATGCGATCTGAGTGGTACAAGACTCTTGATCCATATCGTCAGATTGACCAAACGCTCAAATACATTCACAATCGATATTCAACGCCTTGCAAAGCATGGGATTTCCACAAGCGGAAGAATTACTTTTAAATGACTATGCACTCACAGCGTAAGAGCAACAGCACTCATTGGAAGA